GCCGTACATATACAGTCTTGTTGTCAGTTCTTGCGTGTTTCTTTCGACAGAAAGACTTGTCATATTCTTCTTTATTGACATTCTCACGCCGTTATCTTTTCCGATACGCTCAACCACTGCAAATCGGTAATTGTCGTAGTATATTTCACCTCTGCCGTAAGCCTCTATGACGTTTTGAATTACGTCATAAGTATTTATCTTATCAGTCGGGTAAAAGTCGATTTTAACGCCGTCTGCGCCTATTCTCGTCATACCCATTTCCTTAAGTTCACTGTCGGGTATCAACTCAAACTTTGTATCGGCTATTGCAAGTTTTATAACGTCATACGGGTCAACACCAATCGTTGACTTTGATACATCTGTATCATTGCCGATTGTCGGCAAGTGATGATGAAGTGCGTCATCATAGAATATCCTGTTAGCTTTCACCGTCATAATTCTTGAACCGCTGTAATCTCGCTTAACAAGTGTAATGCGGTATGCTTGTCCTTCAACCGATACTATACGATTTTCTTTTATAAGCTCCGCTTTTTCGTCTTTCATAGGGTACTTAAAAGAAACTGTGTGCGTTTCCTGCAATCCCTCAAACACCGCCACTTCATACGCCTTGTTAAGATACGCAAGGCAACCGCCTGTGAAGTCTGTTTCGTTCCATTCGTGTAATTTAAAAGCCATGTTATTCACTCCATTTCATATTGTCAAAATCTACGTCGTACAAAAATTTAGGCGTGTAATTTATCTGTACAACTCCACCGCCTGTTACTGTTATTGTGTTATCCAACCCCGGGACAAGTTCAAAGAAATCGCCCGATATATCCGTCATAAGGCTTGTATTTCCGCTGTAAGCTATCTCTTTTTCGCAGTCAATAACAATATCGCCAGTATGCTTAACAGTGATATTTTTGCCGTTATTTCCTATCGTGAAAGGGCTTGTTGCACCTGTTATGGTTATAATAGGTTTGACGTGTATATCGCCGACATTCGGTACATTCTTATATGTGCCACTGCCATTCAATGTTAAATATTCATCTTGACCTATCGGAATTTCGGTATCAAGCGTCGTATCTGTATCAAGGCAAGGTCCGTTCAGCGCGTCAAATATAAGCTCCGAAAAAGGCTCTGCCTTATACGTCACTGACAAAACGGCTTTTCTGCCGTCGTGTTCGGGTGTATATGACACGCTGTCCATTACCCTTACGTTCCACTTGACAAACGGCATATCGTTAAAAATAAGCGTGCCTTTGCCCTTAAACCAACGGCTTATAGCGGTTAGCTTTTTGTTTAATTCTTCGGTACTGTCCGCACCGATGTTAAAATCAATCTGAAATTTTCGTGTATTGAAATATTCGTGACCCGACACGTCAGTAAAATCATATTCACCGTCTGTTTCGTCGGCACTTACGGTAAACTCCTTTACCTGTGGAAATACGGGACGGTCCTTTGTTCTGACCGTCACTCGCTTAAAATCCGTTGTATTTTTGCCGTTAAATTCAAAACCGTTACGCATATCTTTCCTCCTATAATCCTACGTATTTGTTCAATGCATCTTGTTTTTCTTCCGGTGTCATTTGCATGAAGTTATTTATGATCTTCCTGTTGTCGCTCATTGAATTATTTTCAATTTTGAAACTATCGAATTTGTCAAGCATTCGACTTAGCAAACTTTCTATATTACCGCCTGTCGCCGAAACCTTATCGGTTATCGTTGCTACATATGCAGATATGTTGATGTCGGCATTTTGCAATCCTGTAAGAATGTTTTTCTTGCCGTCCTCCATTTGCTTGTATTCAGCCTCAAGACTTTCAATAGTGGCATTATTCTTTTTCTGTAGTTGGTACAATTCTTCATCTCGTTGCAACTGTTTCATCTGCTCTTGCAGTTCTTTGTACTTCTGTTGCCCCTTATCAGTAACTGAATTTGCGTACACATCAAGTTGTGCCTGCACCTCTGACATATCGGTTTTGCGATCTGCTACGTCCCAACTGTCACGAAGTTCTTGCTCTTGCTTTGAAAATTCGTCTTTGATATTTGAAATATAGTCTTGTTGCTTTTGGAGCAGTTCATCAACCGCACTTGATTGTGACTTGTACAGTTCCATACTGTACTTGTTCGTATCGTCAATAAATTCCTCAAAACTGATTTTACCTGCATTGTAAAACTCTTTTACTCGGTCAATCTTGCGTTTTAGAAAATCTTCCTCACTGTCACCATACTTATCCCAATCATCATACGTGCTTCTTAACTCTTGCCATGCGTCTGCGTCTTTTTGCCACGCCGAATACTCGTCAGCGTTCTTTTGAGCCACTGCGTCGAAACGCTTTTCTTCAAGTGCTTGCTTTTCTTCGACATATTTTTGATAATTAATAACGTCATTCGCATAAAATTCTTCAAGACGTTCCGCCTCTCTGTCGATACCTGCAATGTAGTCGTCTATCGACATATTGTGATACTTCTGCTGATGTTCAAGCCAACTGTCCGAGTAGCTTTTCATATCGTCATAAAGCGTTTCGCCTGCGTCCGACACGTTGTCAACATAATCGTCCCAAGTGATTTTTGCGTCTTGTAAATCTTGATAATTTCTGTCTTTTATACGTTTGAAAGCGTCAAGCGGTGTGTCGCCGTTATCACCCCAATCGTTTATAGCGCTGTGCTTTTCAAGGTATGCCTTTGACTGTTCGTTGAACTCTTTCGTCTGTTTCTGCATAATAGAGAAAATTTGTTCCTCAATATCGGCAATATCCTTGTCGTTCGATTTGAATTTCTCTTGAAATTCTAACCACTTTTCAAGTTCTTGTGCGGTCGTTACTGCGTGCGTTTTGGTGTAATGCGTCCAATCGTCCTTGGCTGATGTAAACGCGTCCGAATTGTCTTTTCCTGTTGCGTAATGCGGTATACCCATACCGTTCATTATCGCCTTAGTTTGTGACGCTGTGTACACCTTTGCACCCTTTGACAACGGCAACAACACGTCCTTGCCCTGTGGTATAAATGCACGTCCTTTGTCAACGATTAATTCTCGTGGGTCAGATATACCCTTTTCATCATTAACCATTGCCAAACCGCCCTCAAAATTTTGTGTACCTTTTGCCTTTGGTACTCCGCTTGGTGTCGCAACGGTACCTAATGTGTAGTTTATTGTACCTGTTGCAACGGCGTTTTCGGGTTTTGCAACATCACCTAATTTATAATCAATCGTGCCGTCTGCCTTTTCATTTTCCGGCTTTTCAACATCACCTTTTTCCCAGTTGATTTTACCGTCTGCGGTTATTTCGCCTAATTTGTTGCCGCCTAAATCGTTAATATCAAAACCGCCTGTATCTACATTGAATGTTATGGTAACTTGGTTGTTGTTGATTAATTCCTGTAGCTTTGAATCAGCCGTATCTAATACAGATATATCACCCTCGGCACTGACTTGTAATTGTACATTGCCTGCGTTATTTATTTCCTCGACAGCATTTTTGGCGTTCTCGATTGCAGACACATCACCGCTTGCGTCAATTTCAATATGTTTATCCTCAGGCAATAATCCCAAACTGTGTGCCAATGCGTCAACTTGCTCTGTGCTTAGTCCCAAATCGCCGCCTAAACTTGATAGGTCTTTCACTAAACCACTTACATCACCCGACGCTACAGCCTGTTGAATATCAGAAAAACCGTTTTTCATTAATGCGGCTTTCGTGACTATTTCCTCTGACGTTAGTCCGATTTCTTTACCTTGTTTGACAAAATCATTTACAACAGCGTCTAATGCGTTATTATTAATTGCACCTTGTAGGTCTTGAAAACCGTTTTTAAACAGTGCGATTTGTGCGGCAATGTCTTGATTTTCAAATCCCAAATCGGTCATAGTTGATTTGATTTGTTTACATACATTATCAACTGCAATACCGCCACTTTCAAAGACTTCTTGCATATTCTTGAAACCGTTTAAGTTCATAGATTCCGATGTAACCACTTCCGCTACAGCTTGTAGTGATTCACGACCGTTATTTGCACGTTCGTCCATCTTTTCAATGCTTGTACTGATTTCGTTATATGCAGCTTTTATATTGTCAACCTGCTTTTGAACGTCTTTCATTTCTCCGAATGAAAACTTCTGACCTTGCATTTTTTCATATGCCTTTGAAAATTCACTGTCGGTCATTTCATTTACAAACGCATCTCTCGCTTGTATGGCTTTTTGGCGTCTTTCTTTGTCACCGCTTGCATACGCCGCAGTCATTTCTTCTTGCAGTTGTTGGTATTTTTCTTTAACATCAGTTGCTTGTTGCAACCACCCACGCATTTCTTCTTTTTGATTTTTGTAGTCCATACCGTAGGAACTACCTTTTTGAAGTGCGTCGTATCCCTCTGATACTGCCTTTTGTGCCTTTTTGCCTGATGTTAAATCCAATGCGTCTTTAATTTCGTTCGCACTGTCTTTGGCGTTTGAAACCGCCATTGCAAGTGCGGTGTCAAATTCGCCCGTATCAATCATTAATTTTATGGTATCATCATTTGTAGTCGCCTTGATTTCCTGCATAATGTCGTTTATGCGGTTTTTAGCGCTTTCGAGTTCTTCGGGATTTAATGTACCGCTGTTGATTGATTCGTTTAGTTTTTCGTATTCACTTCGCAGATTTTCCAAATGCGAAACTTGGTTGTCTGCGTCTTGCCACTGAGAATATAATTCCTTGTAGCTTTGACCCAATTTTGCGTTGTTTTCAATAGCCTCTGTAACGTGGTCGGCAACAACCTTATACCCTGCAACAACCGCCGCAGGCGCTAATACTGCACCGAATATCGGCGCTAATGCAGAAAATGAACTGCCTAACCCCGCAGTCGATACTTTTATCGCTGACGTTGCGTCTGCTATAATAGGCAATTTATCGCTGATTACTCCTAATCCCTCAACAAAATCGCCTGCACCCTTAATCACTCCGACACCGACTTTTGACAATGCACCTAAAGCAATGACCGTAGCACCGGTATTAACAACAGCACGTTTTTGTTCGTCGTCCATTTGCGACAAACCTTTTGCGAAATTAGCTACTGTGGTGCTTGCGTCTTTTATTGACGGCAACATTGTTTCGCCGATACTTCTTGCCGCCTCAACAATATTGTTTTTGGTAACTGACAACTGTGACGCAGTTGTTTCGGCTTTTCTGTCAAATTCTTCTTGTAGTGCCGTATTTTCTTTGTATGCGGTGTTTGAACGATTGACACTCTCTGTTACTAAATCATAACCGTTGACTAATGCCATCATTGCTTGAATGTCCTGCGTATTGTTTATACCCAAATCGTCCAATGCCAATGTTAAGTTCTCGGCAGACTGCAAGCCTTTTAACAGTCCGTTAAATGCACCGGAGCTGTCAGTATTCCACTGCTTTTTAAACTCTTCCGCACTTTTACCGCTATACTTTGCGAATTTCGTCAAGCCCTCTCCGCCGCTTGCAACGGCTGTTTCTATGGATAGCCACGTACGACCTATCGCACTACCGCCCATTTGTGCCTCAATGCCTAATGATGATAGTGCGGCAGAATAACCCAACACGTCCGCCGCCGACATTCGTACAGATGAACCGTATTTACCCATACGCAATGCCATTGCCGCAATCTCTGATTCTGTTGTCGCACTGTGGTTACCCAAATCGACGATTGCACTGCCGATATTACGGATTTCGTTTTGACCGACACCCATAACATTCTGAAAACGTGCCAATGTTGCGGCACCCTCTTCGCCGACAAGGTTTGTGGCTGAACCCATTTGCGCCATTACTTCGGTAAAATCGACGATATTATCAGTCGTAATACCCAACTGACCGCCTGCCGCCGCAAGTTCGGTTAATTCTGCCGTTGTTTCAGGAATGGCAGAATGTCCGTTTATTCCGACAGTCGTCATATCTATAATTTCTTGCCTAATCTTTTCAAGCTGTTCGGGTGTACCGTCAACGGTTTTCTTTACATTTGCGAAATTGTCCTCAAAATCTATCGCAAACTTGGCACTTGCGACACCTCCCGCGGCAAGTGCAGTCGCCGCATACTGTAACGGCTTAGTTACAGTATCTATGCCCTCACCGACTTCTTTCCACCGCTTACCTGTATTCTGTAGGTTCTGCGCCTCATCTGCACGTTCAGCGGCTTTTAAGCCTTTCTCATATTCCTCGTATTGCTCTGTTGCTTTTTTGACGGTTGCTTGTGCGTCGGTATATGCCTTTTTACTTCCCGACAATGCCGCCTCTTGCGTACGAATAGAATCGGATATACTTTGACTTTGCTTTGTGTATGCCTCAATCTCGGTATTTACCCAATTCAATGCCTTTTGATTGTCTTTATACGAAACACTGTTTTTGTCAAGACTTTTGTTCGCCTCTGTCAGCAACCTTTTCTCATTTGAACGCAAAGAAATTTGTTTATCTAATTCCGTTTTCTGCGCTTTCAGTGCCGTAACATTTTTATTTACAGACTTGACGTTATCCTCATACGCTTTTTTTGTATTCGTCAATGCCGTACGGCTTGTTTGCAAGGTAGTTTGTGCGTCCTGCATTTGCTTTTTATATGCCGTAAGACCTTTTGTACTCGTATTATTATTTTTGCTTTGCGTCTGCTCCAATTTTGACAATTCGCTTTCAACACTGCTTATTGTCGCCTCTAAGTCGGACGCATCACCTCTTATTCTTACTACTAATTCCGCCGCGTCAGCCACTACAAATCACCTCACTACATTCCATAAAACATTTTTAAATACGGGTCATTTCCCGTATATTCTTCTTCCTCGTCCTCGATTATAACTGCAAGTAATAATCTTGGGTCTTGTTTTGCCAAATCATTCGGCAATATACCGTGATATTTCAGCATTGTCCCATATAAATCGCTTAATCTTCCTTTTCGGTTGCCTGCTTCGGCAGGCTTTCCTCGTTTTTTCCCGTAAAATCGTCCATAAACCACTTCATAACTTCACGACACATTCTCATTTTTGCTGAAACAGCCGTGTCCAAAATATCTTGTGTCGCCTCTGTACCCTCAAACAGATAGTCAACGGCATCTGCACATACCGACGTAGCCGTTACTTTTTCACCCTCTGCAACGTCCATGTATTCTTTTTCAACCAACGTTGCCGCACCGAAACACCACGGTTTTGATACATACTTCTTTTTGTTGTGTACAAATGTTAATACTCTTTGCATTGTTACTCGCTCCTCTCTATACGAAAAAAGCACGCCTTTCGGCGTGCCTTGTCTTAAAGTGCTTTCTTCACTGGATAGTAGTTCATATCCTTAAACCAGTTTTCCTCAAGTTCTGTCTTTGTAACGCCCTCCGGCAAATCGCTTTCATCAAAGTATGCGTAATAGTTGTTGTCAAAATCACGTTGTACGGCTGTGTATGTAGCCTTTGCAGTTTGCTTTTCAGGCGCACCGCTTGACGCTTTTGTTTTACCTCCGACATTTGACGCAAAGCTGTACGAACCCTTGTAATATCTCACATAACGGTATGAGCCGTCAGACTTCATAATTCTCCACGCAACACCGAAATAAACTGTTTTTGTATCGTTGCCGACCTCTACTACACCGTCTTTTTGTGTCAGTCCACGCCACATTGAATCAACTTCCGGCGGAATATCGGCATTTGTGATGTCGTGACCTAATTTTTCAATGTAGTTTGATGTTTCATACGCACCGTTATCGGCGTCAAAAACATCACTGCCGCCTGCGTCTGTCGGTGCAATTTCGACAGTACCTCTCAAATTATACGGGTCACCATATGTTGCACCCTCTGATGTGTCTGTTAAAACTGCGAAAAATGTGTACTTGTCCACACCTATTGTAGGTAGTGGTTTTCTTTTCTCTGTATTTGCCATAAATCAATCATTCCTTTCTACTACTTTCGTAAATCTCATTGTCCTATGTTTTATACTCTTGTCGTCGGGATTGGGTACGTCCATTGTCATTTCGTGATAATATTCATTATCAGTCAACAATTTATATACCCTCTCCGACAATTCAAAACACGTTTGCGGATAATCGGCATAAATATCAATCTGAACAGTCGTATCATTCGTAACGACCGTATTGTCATATGACATTGAGCCTTTGTCCGTTAGCGTGTAATATGCTATTGCAGGCAATTTATTAAAATTATCGGGATAAGCAAAACATACACTTACACCGTCTATCTGCTTTAAAATGTCCCGCAATTCCAAACCAATATCAAACACCGTATCACCCTCCCTACGCTAACACAAATACTTCGTATTTGCTCGCTATAACTCGTTTCACGAGTTATACACCTCCTTGAATTTTGCGATTATCTCGCTGATGTTATTTTTCAGTGCAGGTACGAGGAACGGCTTTGGTGCTTGACCCGACGTTGTGTAAAATCGACCGCCACTGTAATACGTCCAGTGTCTTTTTGACGTATGCGAAACAGATTTGTCGCCCTTTGAGCCTGTGCCAAATTCGACATAAATGCCGTAATCGGCAGTCGGACCGATTGCAACGCTGTCACCGTCCACTTGGCTTACGATACTGCCTTTTAATCGCCCTGTTGCAACAGGACAGTTTGCCACTGCGTGCGCTCTTACGACTTCACCCGCCATTGCCAAACCTCGCTGTATTTTATCGCCCGACGCATACTGTGTCAGCTTGTCAACAACGTTGTCTATCCCTTCGATTGAAAAATTCATTTCAGCCTACTCCTTTCGAGCATTGCTACCAAACCGCTGTCCCATTTCTGCACATATGTTATATCATATATGTCGCCGTCATATTCAACCCTGTTACCGACCTTTACGTCGTCTGACATATCGCAGAACATACGCATTTGACATTCTATATCTAAACCGTATTGCTCTCTTGCTCTGCCACCGCTGTACGGTTGTACATCGGCTTTAATTTCGGACAATACAGTCTTTTCGGTTTTACCTGTATAGTCGTCAATTTCATATTCTGCGATTATAACAGTTTTATCGTAAAAATCACTGAATACTGATGTCACTCGGAACACGCCCCTTTCGTTTACGGAACGGGTCAAGGCGTTTATAATAGTTGCTGAAAATCTTATCGTTGTCGGTTTCGGTATATGTCACGGAACGTTCGCCCTCACTTATGCTCTTGACTACTTCGGGACTTTTACTGTCCCCGTAACCTTTCGCCCTGTACATATCCGCCGCAATCTTCGGAACAAGGCTTTCAAGCTGACGTGGCAGTACATCAATATGACAATACGCCATAATCATATTAACCGTGTCCTCAATCAAAAAGGACAACAAGCTGTCTTGCTCGTCGTCCTTAATTCCCAACAACATTTTTAGTGTCCCCAACTGTTCCATATTATTCACCGCTTACAACGTCGGCACTGCCCGACTTTCTCGCCTTGCCGTCTGCGGTAACTTCCGCAACTGTAATCTTGTGACCGTTTGTCGCAGTGATTTCGTCACCGTTGTTAAACTCTGTCCACTTCGACAAATCGTCGTCATATGCAACGCTTGGAGCGGTGCTTGCGGCAGTCTTGTAAACCAACTTGTGACCGCCGATAGGCTTTGGCGATACCGTAATAACAGTGTTGCCTGTTGTGCCTGCAACCGATTCAACTGTCAATTCGCCAAGTGTCGGAACACCGTTCTTAAATGCGGCAAATGCGTCGTCCTTAACCACAAGGAAACCTAAAC